TTGATCGGTACGGCAAGGATCTTACCGAGGCCCTCGAAGAACTTGTGAAGCCCTTCGCCTTCCTTGACAGCTTTATGGAGAGCTACCAGGAAGTCGCCGACGCTAGCCGTAGCTGAGAGAAAGCCGCCCGAACCCTTACCGATCTCTCCGAAGAGGCCGAATATGGTCTTGGCAACTTGCTTGACGATCTCCCAGCCGATTCCCAAGATCGCGAAGAACCCGGCGAAAGTCCGCTTGAGGTTTTCCGCGGTTTGAGAACCGAGTTTGAGCCTTTCCATGAAGTCACGGAACGAGACTGTCATGTCATACAGCTGTTTGGCCGTGGTGGCCGGGAATATCTCCCGGAAGGCTTCTTTGATCGGCTTGAGGATGGAGAACAGAGCCTTGAAGGCGTTGCCGATGCCGTCGATCAGGGCCTGACGACCTCCAAGAGCATCCCAGCCCTTGAGTAGCTTGTTTCTTGCGTCGGCAGAGCCCTGAAGCAGTTTCCCGATCGATTCGCTGACGCCTGTGAACAGACCCTTGGCTTCGTTGAAGTCGCCAAATATGATCTGCCACGTCTGAGCCCATCCAGAACCCAACTGCTCCTTCATGGTTCCGAAAAGCTGAGTTACAGTCTTGACCTGCGTCGCGGCGTTTCGTGCTGTCTCGGCTTGTTTCTGAATCGCCTTGATTTGAGACTTGCTGAAACCCTGCGCTGCCAGCTCGGCATCCGTGAGGTCACCGGTGAATTGCTGAAGGGTTGCCGTGAGAACGTCAGAGGTAAGCCAAGACTCGCCTCCGACGGCAGAAATGGAGTTACGGAAGGACTTTCCGTTAACCTCCAAGTTCTTCATAGGTCCGACTGTCTTGACCGCGCTGGATTCGAGCTTGCCCATGGCCACGGCGGTGTCAGTCAGAGCCTTCTTGAACACGGCTCCGCCCATACCCGATGCTTCTACGGAGTTCCAGTCTTCGAGCGAGACTGTACCCGAGGATATGGCTTGAGAAAGCTGGTACATCGCAGCCGCAGCCTTCTCCGAGTTTGTACCAGAGAGAGCTGCGAGGTTGGCGATACCCTTGATCGCTCCGACTGACGTGTTGAGATCCACACCGGCGGCCGTGAAAGTGCCGATGTTCTTCGCCATCTCGGAGAAGTTGTAGATCGTCTGGTCGGAGTAGTGATTGAGCTTTTCGAGTGCTCCAGTGACATCGTTGAGAGTCGTTCCCTGAGCCTCGGTGTTCGCCAGGATGGTCTGGATCGAGTTGATGTTCGTCTCATACTCTCTGAAACCATCCAGGATGGGATCCAGAGTGAACGATTTGAGCACCTGACTGCCGGTTTCGGCAATGCGGGCACCGATGTTGTGCAAAGCACCCGTGACAACCTGCTGGAGGGCGGTGAAGCGTCCAGAAACACTGTCTACGCTCGCCTCTATGTTCTTCAGCGAACCGACCTGGGCGTTGGCAGCGCTTCCGATTCCCTGGAGTCCCTTGGCGGCGCTCGGGAGCTTAAGCCCTTGGTTGAGGCGGTTGAGGGACGCAAGTGTCTGAGCAACGCCACGCTCAAACGCAGCGTTATCGAACTGCATGTGAACGACGCGATTGTCGACACTGGTCATGCGGAGGTCACCGCCTTCCATACACGGTCTGCGATCATGTCAAATATCGGCTTGATCGCTGGGTTTATGTAGTCTCGGCCCTGGACGTACCCGCCGGTTCCGGTTCCGTAGCCGTACTGGAGCATGATGGCGACAGGGAAGCCGTTCTCAACGTCGCTGTTACTCCATTCGATTCGAACACTTCCGCGAGCCCGCTGGATCTTATAGGACCAGGAGCCGGCAGCGATACCTGAGTCGCGAGGCGTTGCCGATTCGAGCGCTGTGACGCCTTGCTGAGCCAACGAATCCAGACCGTTGTAAATATCGCCCCTCTGCAGCTTGCGAAGGAAGTCCTCTGCTCGTCCACCCGAGCGAGAGACTGTGAACGAGATCATCCGACCTCCTTCCGATTACTCCAGACCGGTCATCTTCCGACCGACGGCGATAAGGTTGGGGTTGTTGACGCGAAGCGCATCGACGCCCTCGAAGTAGAGTCGAATGGCGTATGCTTCGTCAGCGTTGTAACCGAACTCCGCAGAAGTCAGAGGATCCACCCCTTCGACAACGGGGTGATTGGCCAGCCACGCAGCGATCGCCTCGTGCTTGTCGAGGGCTGAACGCAGTTCGAGAACTGCCTGAGCGGCCTTTACGTCAAGGATGCCCTTGTTGACTTCGAGCCCGAGGCCCATGTGCGCGCTCCTTAGTAAAGCTGGACTGCCGACCAGCTAACAGTGGTGTTCGTGGTGTTGGTTCGGGTGACGTAGAGATCGAACCCCGTGGAAGAAGGTGCGTTCGCAGCCACACCGGTAACCTGACTGCCCGGGACCGTGGTGAGAGCAGACACCTGGACGTTCGGTGTGGCAGTGAATCGTCCGGCCGGGAAACTCACGGACACCATAGTCGGAGTGTTCGCAGCCGAAGGCGTTACCACTACGGTTCCTGTCGCCATCGCTTTGACCATTCCAGTCGCTTCGAAAATGGTCTTACGCCACGCGGTCCAACCGCTAGAGGTGTTCGAGGTTCGAACCCACACGCCTGGTGTTCCCGTGCCCGAGGAGTGCATAGTGAAGGTCTGCTTGGCGAAGTCAGTGTCACCCACGTAGGTCAGAACTTCACCGGAGTTACCGCTGAAATCCCAAGCCGATGAATTAACAGACGTGTAATACAGCCGAGACCAACCGTTCGGGTAGTTGGCCATAGCGGTGGTCTGAGTGAACGACCCAGGTGCGAGTGTGTAGACCATGTTGTACTGCGACCAAGCAGTCCACCCACCACCACCGAGAGTGGAGTGATACACCCTGGTCCACGTTCGCGGGCCGCGTGTACCACCATCGGTTCCGACCAGAGTTTGAAAACACCGATCGGTTTCGATCTTATAGGTGGTGACCGTTCCGAAGCCGGAGTTAATAGACCAACCGGATCCGGTCGTGATGGACATCTGCGAGATACCGAGAGGGTACGCAGATGGAAGCGCGGCTTCGGTGTTCGCGTTGGAGGCCAAGATCTGAACCTTGGACCCTGGGATCGCGGCGTAGGCTGCTGCGAAACTCGCCGGTGTCACTGCACGTTGGGTATCGGTACCCGCGATGGTTTCAGCCTCCGTGGCGAGTTCAACCAGACCCTGTTGCGTGGTGCTGGCGAACGGACCCACAGGTCCTGTGGTGTCGAACCAGACCGAACCGTCGGGAACGGCGCCCGGATCAGTGTCGCCAACGTAGGAGAACACGTCAGCTTTGGAGTACGCCGTGCCAGTGTCCAGCTGGACGCCAGAAACGGCACCCATGTCGATCGGGGTACCGTCGTGTCGTTCGAGAACCAGATGACCCGCCGGGTTGATCGATCCGGCGACGATCGAAGATGCCTCGATCTCGGCAGTTCGGTCAGAGGTGAACACAGTTACCGTAGCCACGAGGCCACCTTTCTAGATTTGGTCGTCCCAAGCGCCTCCGATTCGGGGCTTGGGTGCTGCGGGAACCCATTGCCCTCCGATTCGGGCTTTGGGGACGGCCGGAATCCAGGAGCCGTTCCACATGACCTTGCGGGTAACGAAAGTCGTATCCTGGAAGGCGAAATATGAAGCGTCCTCGTAGTTCGCCATCAGGTTGGTGGTGGTTCCGTCCCAGATACCGGCCATGAACATCAGACCGACAGCGGTCTTGTCGAACGTTCCGCCGATGGTACAGTGGGCCATTTCGGTCCAGTTCTGACCATCAGTCGAGTTGTACATGTGAACGATGTTGTCAGAACCGATGTTGCCGATACCCCACCAAGTACCGTTGACCCAGCTCGGACCGATACCGACTGTGGTGTCGAGTTTTACCTCGTTGCTGAACGTCGTTGCACCGCTACCCTGGAAGGTCAAATATGTACCCGCTGGACCACCCATACCGGCGATTGCGTTGTAGTTGGCGTTTCGGGCGCCAATGTAGAACTCGGTATTGGGCGACCGGGTTCCCGAGGCCGTCAACTTGGCGGCGAGGATACCTTTTGTCAGATCAAAGTAGTTCTTGCCTTCGATCCGTGGGTAATCAGCAACAGCCGCCTGGTGAAGTTGTCCACCAGACTGTGTGGTACCCGGGCCCTGTGTGGTTTCCCACTTGGAGGTATCGAGCGATGCGCCATCGAAGTTGTCGATGACCGTTTGTACGTACACAGAACCTCCTAACCGTCGCTGATGGAGTAGGTGTCGGGATCAAGCTCGATGACGGTAGGCCAGTTGAACTGGAGGAGAATATCGTCGAGTTGGGTGATGGCGTCGTCGGGTCCGGAGATGGTTGCCGTTCCGTCGCCATTGTCGGTGACCACGAAGACAAAGAACGCGTCGTACATCTCGACCAGCTGATCGAAGGTGGGGAGGTAAGGCATCTCCTCCTCAGTCCCATAAAGGGCGTCTTCGACAAGCTGAAGTACGTTCGGATCCGTCGTACGCGAATCGATCTCGACGTGAGACGTACGCTTGTAGCCGGGAACCGCCGGAGGCTTGGTCTTGACCGACCAACTGAACGGATTCGGATCCACCGTGTCTTTGGTCGTCTCATGCGACCGCCCGGAGGGTTCGGCCAGAGCGTTGTAAACCAGGTGAATCTTGTAGCCGGCCTCGGGGTTGAGGTCGTTGCCGACGATTGTCCGCCATGAGAAACCGAACGGTTTCCGTCGCTGTTGTCTCAGGGAGAGGCCGTTACGAACCGACCTTGATCCATCGCATTCAGCGAATTGAGGTGGGTAAGTGAACGCATTGATCGTGGCGCCGAACTCTTCCTTCGCGGAAACGAGAAGGATCTTCTCGCCGTCAAGATAGTACGACTTCGTACCGCCGCCCTCGGGAGACAACTCGACGGATGTCAGACCACTCCAGGGGACGCCAGGCTGACCGTTGACATACAGCACACCACGGTCGACACCGGTTTCAAACTCTCGGCTTCCGGCTGTGCCCCATTCAAGTCTTGTCATCCGCGTCCTCCGTTCTTGGCTAGGCGTTCTGCGTTGAGACGCTGACGCTCGGCGATCATGTCACGTCGGCTTCTCTTCGTCGGGGTCTTACTCTTCTCAACGCAGACTTTGAGAAGCGTCAACAACTTGTTCAGATGCCAATGTTCGGCCTCAAGCCAGACGTTGTGAACGATCATCCAGTGGTAGATGACCTCGGCGGTGATGATGTCACGACCTGACCTTTGATTCGGATCCTCTCGGAACCAAGTGGCAGTCATCTTCGCGTGGATGTAGTCGTTGATCTCCTTGAAGTTCTCTTCCGAAAGTCTGGCGAAAATCTCCATGGGAGTTTTCGGGTCTACAGCCATTAGCATGATGTAGGCGAGCGTCTCTTCCGGAGACTTTTCACCGTCACCGAGGAATGGCTTTTCGAAAGTTTGCTCCCATTTTGACATGGAGGCCAAGGAGTGTTCGAGATCGAGTTCGAACGACTCGCTGACTTCGAACATCTGCGTGTCGTCGTTGAAGGTTTCCTTCAACGGGACTCGAATCGTAAGCAAACCTTGGCCTCCTTCCTGTCAGGCCGCGATCAGATGTCGCCCTTGGCCCAGTCGGTGTCGACGTTGCCCGGGAACTTGTAGCCGACGTTCGGACGGGCCTCGACGATGACGTTCTGCGTGAGGACCTGCGGTCCCGCCGCCTGCGGCTCGTCGTCGATGTAGTACGTCACGCCGGTGATCGTCGGGATCGTCAGCGTGTTGGTCGCGTTGTCGTAGGCCGGCTCCGTCGGAGTGGCCGTCAGGGTGGCGCTGGTGAACATGGCGATGACCGCCGCCGGAGAAGGCAGAGAAGGGTCGTCACCTTCGGTGCCGTAGAGGAAGTCCTTCAGCGTGGCTACCGCCGCCGGGTCCTCCAGACGCGTGTCGACCGTGATCGTTGAGGTCGGCTTGTAGGTGACGGCGTTGACCGTACCGACCTCGACCGGGTAGGTCGTCAGCTCCCATGAGAACGTCGCCGCCTCCGGCGAATCGTTGACCGTGCTGTACGCCTTCTCGGACGGGTTGGCAGTGGCGCCGTAGATGAGGTGGATCTTCTCGCCGGCGTCGGGGTTGAGGTCGTTGCCGACCTTGGTGACGTAGGACATGCCGAAGGTGGTGCGACCCTGCTGACCCACCGCGACACCGGGGGTCGGGGATGCCGCACCGTCGAGGGCCTGGATGGCCTCCTTCGGGTACGTGAACGCCTCGACCGTGGCGCCGAACTCCTCGGCGGAACGGAGGGATGCGTAGACACGGTTGTCCGCGTACTGCTTGTTGACCTCGGCACCCGAAGGCGACTCGGTGACGGAGACGAGGCCGTTCCAGACCACTCCGTTGTCGTAGACGCCGGCTCCGTTGACGGTGTAGAAGACGCCCTTCTCGACGCCGTTCTCGAACACCTTCTCGCCGGTCTTGTCCCACTCCAGGACAGACATGTGTTACTTCCCTTCAGAAGTACAAGTTGAAGACGTCGTGATGCAGCCCATCAGCTGCGTAGTTGCGATCGAACAGACACATGGGCTGCTGGGCGACCTTGTCCGGAATATCGCTGTCGGGATCCCGGTCGATCACCGTCACCATGTACCGCTTGGTGTAGGCGTACGGCTTGTTGTCCGCGAACTGAGAATCCGCGCTGTCGCGTTTGTACACGATGCACGGGTAGTTCATCTGCACATTGGCCGGCGGCTGGAAGTAGACGTGTGGCGCCAACGTCACCAGCAACTCATGGAGTTGTAGGCGGGATCGGCCCATTGTACTTCCCTCCCAGCCTCAAGAGCAGACGGGGGCTCTGCACTTCAACTTTTGTCACCTTCCACAGAGCCCCCATCCACTGCACATAGCGAATGGCAAAGAAATTCTCGTTGGCGTAAGGGTCCGCCACAATGCTGATCATGTTGTCTACCGAGAGATCGTCATTAACACTCTCTCCCGATTGGAGTCTCCGCGTGTTCCGAAGAATATCGCCGACGTACTCGCGCTCGACGATGACTTCGTTCCAGACTCCTGGCTTACTCTCAACAGATGTGGGGCCGTAACCTACCTTTCCGAAGTACTTTGCCACTGCTAGTGGCTACGTCAGGCGGCCGGCCGCTTG